CTACATCCTGATGAGAAATGATCTGGCATCAATGAACCCGGGCAAAGCAATTGCTCAAGGTTCTCATGCCGCTAATGCATTTGTGTATCACTTCAATGGTTATGCACAAGAATACAATTCAAAATCCGTTCACGAAGGTATTGAAACTGCCACGATGAATGGTTTTAATGAATGGGAACGAGCAACATCGCAGGGTTTCGGAACCGTTCTGACCCTCGAAGCCAGAATGGCTGATATCAGCCCTGTAGTCTCTATTTTCAAGTCCATGGGGTATGTGGCTGGTGTCGTGCACGATCCTACGTATCCAATTGTTGATGGTGAAGTGGTCCATCACATTCCGCTGGATACTTGTGCGTATGTCTTTGTTCCGAATAAAGAAAAAGATGAATTTGCCAGCATGCTGCTGAAAAAGTTTCCTCTGCACAAATGAATATAACTGATTATAATTATATTGGCAGTGCAATCGGAAATGCTTTTTTCAGCGGCATTTCTTTTACAGAGCTCTGGGATTGTGTGGCAATGTCGCAAACACCAGAAGAACTAGATGCTGCAGTTTCCGCAACAATAAGACTAAAGGAGCTTTCGAGCAAGAATGAGAATTGATAATGATGTGAAGCTCGACTACAAAGATGTGTTAATTCGTCCAAAGCGAAGTACACTTGGCAGTCGAGCAGAAGTAGATCTTGAACGAAAATTCACGTTCAGAAATTATAAACCAGGATTTCCAGACAGTATTGAGGACTATCACTACCGAGGTATTCCTATTATGGCTGCTAATATGGATGGTGTTGGTACTTTTGAAATGGCAGATGAACTTGCACAGCAAGGTCTATTTACTTGTCTTGTAAAAACTTATAGTGAAAAAGAACTGATTGACTATTTTAATTTAGAACCCGGTGGTTTGTGCCGAACAGAAAATGTTGCCATGAGCATCGGAATTAGCAATGCAGACTACGACAAATTCTGTAAAGTGTATCTTGCGCTCGGAGACCGGTTGAAGTATCTTTGCATCGATGTTGCCAATGGTTACACTGAAACATTTGTTAATCATGTTCGAAATATCCGCGATAGATACCCAGAACTTGTAATTATTGCTGGTAATGTAGTAACTGGTGAAATGACGGAGGAACTTATTCTTGCTGGAGCAGATATCATTAAAGTTGGGATTGGCCCTGGGTCGGTTTGTACGACTCGTATACAAACCGGTGTTGGTTTTCCGCAACTATCCGCAGTCATTGAGTGTGCTGATGCTGCTCATGGCTTGGGCGGTCATATTATCGCTGATGGTGGGTGTTCATCTCCTGGGGATGTAGCAAAGGCATTTGCTGCCGGTGCAGATTTTGTCATGCTTGGTGGTATGCTTGCAGGTCATGATCAGGGTGGTGGAGAGCTTATATCTAAGTGGTTTGAAACTAACGAATATGAAATAGGTTCACACGGTGAACGATACAAAAAGGTTGAAGAAAAGAAATTTGTCAAGTTCTATGGAATGAGTTCAAAGTCTGCAAATGACAAACATTTCGGTGGACTGAAAGATTATCGTTCATCCGAGGGACGAACTGTGTTGACAAAATACAAAGGTGATGTTAGTATCACAATACAGGATATTCTTGGTGGTGTTAGATCCACTTGCACATATGCAGGTGCATCAAAACTAAAATATCTTTCAAAATGTACAACATTTATCCGTTGCACCGAAACTCATAACAGAATTTTTGAATCATCGACAATTGGAAATTAAGGAGACTCTACTATGAATGATACCAATAGTGCATACAATGTAACCGCAGATGAACTTCGTCAGTTTATTGAACGGTATGAACAACTCGAAGCAGAAAAGAAGGACGTGACTGCAAATCAGAAAGAACTTATGCAGGAAGCAAAAGGTCGTGGATATGATACCAAGGTCATGAAAAAGTTGATTGCTCTTCGTAAACGTGATGCAGATTCTATTGCTGAAGAAGAAGCCGTTCTAGAAATGTACAAAGCTGCTCTGGGAATGGAATAAATGTTTACCGCAAATATTCCCGTTGATCTTTCGGTTTTGCTGGACAGGGATGGTGTTAGTGTTTACGTTGGTGACGCTTCAACACCCTCCAAAACTTATACTCTCATGGAACTGACGGTTGATTTTCTAGACAGCTACTGTGACGAAAATGGGACTATATATGGTGAATGCGAATATGATCTTATTGGACTTCTTGCACAAATGAAACGTTGCGTGCAGATGCTTGAAGATGCAAAACCGTAAATATTATGCAGGCATAGGTTCCAGGGATACACCAAAGGATATATGTCTATATATGACCGCAATAGCCAAGAGATTAGCGTCTCTTGGCTATACTTGCAATTCTGGCGGTGCTGATGGTGCTGACACTGCATTTGAAAGAGGTGCAGTAGTTAATAGACAGATCTTTCTTCCGTGGGATGGTTTTAATAAACGAAATGTTGACAACCTGACAAAATTGCATGGTGAAGGTAGTTATCTGGTGCCACCGTTTAATGAAGAACTTGTCCGTAAATACCACCCAAAACCCAGTGCATTATCTGATGCTGGATGGAAATTTATGTCGAGAAACTCGTATCAGGTACTTGGAAAAGATTTGAAAACACCAGTCGAGTTTGTCTTGTGTTGGACAAAAGATGGAAAGGCAAGTGGTGGTACTGGACAAGCACTTCGTATAGCAAAAGATCATAATATTCCGATCTTTAATTTCTATCATGGATATGATGATTTTGTTAAGTACATAACTATGACATTATTGGTGTCTTGACAAATCTTTTGTTTACAAAAACTGTAGTTGGTTTATATTGATTCTATAAAGGAGAATCACTATGTCCAAAGCACGCAATTCCAAAGACGAAGACTTCTATTCTGTAGTAAAACTTTCAAAAGCTCTTGCAAAAAAGTCAAAAACAAAAACTGATGAAAAATACATGATTACAATGATTCGAAATGCTATCTTTTCATTGCCTCATGTATACACAGGTTTTATTTCAAAGGAAGCACTAGAATTAAAATCCGAAAAAAGGACTAAAGAACACTTTTATGGAAGAACTGAAAGTGCTAAACGACTTGTGCATGAAATTAAAACTAATCCTAAACGAAGTAATGAAGCACTTGTTGCATTTCTTAAAAGTCGTTCAAGAGTCCACAAAGTCACATCAAAACAAAATAATCTGCTGAAACAATATAATACTAAAAATCCCGGAACTCACTGGAGAAAAGCATATCGAGATTGTGGTATTGAACTTGTGAAACAAGATATTAATACTAAAAATGGCAAAAGATATGTGTATTTTGTAGGTAATACGGAATACAAATCTATCTCTGATGTCGCGGCTGATTATTGTATTTCAACGGACGGTGCTCGTTATAGGTTTTTTAAATCCAAAAATCATCCACATTGGAGGGCAGAATTGATTTCTTAATAAAAAAGGCGGATCCGAAGATCCGCCAGTTTATTTGTAAGGCCCCGGTTTTTTCCGGGGTCTTTTTTATTAGAGAAGGTTGCGAACAAGAACTCTTCTGTAGTACTTGTTGGTATTGTTTTCGATAACACCAAGACCTGGAGCTGCAAAGTTGTATGCGCCGCGTGCGAATGGGTTAGCAACCATACCGTAACGGGTTTTGAAGCCGATTTTTGGCTGGAAGCTGTCCTCACCGATGGCACGAACCATCTGTAGTGGAACATATGGGCAGTAGAAAATACCAGCGTCGAATGCACTAGCACCCTTATAACCAACAACGAGGTAGTTGTTGCCAGCATATGGGTCAATGTAAACGCGGAAGCGGCCGTTTAGAACACCTGCGAAGGTGTTGCCGGTGTCGTCAACATTAAGAGCATTTGAGTTAAGGGCTGGGGTATAGTCAAGAACACCTGCCATCTGAAGAGCGGAAGCTACGTCAGAAGAACAGATAACGATGTTACCCTTACCTCTTCTGGTGTCTTTAGCGATTTGGTTAGCTTCACGTTCAATTTGGAACATAAGTCCCTTGAACTTTTCAACTGACCAACGGCCGTTAGCATCTACGTCAAGGTCGAAGATACCTACAGCTGAGGTGTTTGAAGCACCTGAAACAGCTGAGTTATAGATTGTGCGAACAACTTCTCTGTTGATTTCAACGAGGATTTCAGAAGAGAGGATGTTTGCAAGTTCTGTTTCAGCATCTAGACCATGAACTGCTTTCAAGTCCTGTGCAAGTTCAGTGGTGTATTCTGCTTTTAGCGCGCGGCTCTTAGCTTCTACAGCAACTTTCTCGATTGAGAATGCCATTTCTGCGAACTGACCACCGGATGTACCAAGTGCTTCAGCGGTTGCAGTTGACATACCAGTACCAGTGTTAGCACTTGCAGGTGAAGCATTGGTATTGGTTGAACCTGTACCAGTTGCGTTTGCATTGTGGCTACCAGCACCAGAGTAATCGGTATCAGCTTCGTTATAGAAAGCTTCGTTTGCGCTGTTTGCAGTACCGTACTTAGAGCGCATAGCGAAGATAAGACCGGTTGGTCCAGTCATTGGCTGAACACCAGCAATATCGTATGCGATAAGGTTTGGCATGGAACGGCGAACAAGGCTGATAAGAACTGGGTCATAACCAGCAACAGGACCTGCAGCATCAGCAGAGGAGCTGAAACCTGTAGCGCCATAACCACCAGCATTGTTGGTTGGTGTTTCCATTAGAAGTGAAGAAAGAGAAACAGCTGTTCTATCTTCGCGAAGGGCCTTCTCGGTGTTCTCGAGGATAGTTGCAGTTACTGACTTTCTTTGGTCGTCTTTGATTGAAGCAAAGTTTGAGTGCTCAAGAATTGGACCCCACTTTGCAACTAAATCGCGATTTGATAGACTCATTTTTTGTCTCTCCTTATTGTTGTGATCTTATAGATTTATTTATAATTTTATTATTTTCACTTAAATTGTTTTGAATTTAGAGCTGCTACGATAGCATTCACAGAGTCATATGCAGAAACTTTCTTTGGGGCAGTTTCTTCAAGCATGATTTCATTTTCTTCATCATCTGCAGCAGACTCAGTAATTACTGGAGCTTTTGACTTGAAGAATGACTCTTTAAGAGTAGAAAGATCAGATGCATAAGCATCGAGATCACTTAGGTCAAGCTTTTCTGAAAGAACACGGAAGCGCTCTTTTTGTGAGGTTGTTAGACCTTCTGAAAGTTCTTCAAAAATCTTTTCAGCCTGAAGAGCTTCAACGGCCTCAGAAAGCTCGATATTGGCATTGATTGCCTTATTTACTTCTTCTTTAAGAGAAGCAATTTCTTCTTCCAGATCGGCAACAACGTCAATTGTTTCATCATCAATTTCTACATTGTGCTCGTAGAATAGTTCCTTAAGACCTTCCATGAAGGACTCTGCCATTTGAACCTTGATACCAGATTCGATAGCAATAGCATTTTCTTCCATCCACTCAGAAACAATGTAGTCAAGATAGTTGTCGAGGTTTTCAACAATCTCTTCCATTGCTTCGTTAACTGATTCTTCTAGACGCTGTGCAAATTCTTCTTCTAGAGATTCTGTAATTTCGGCAGCTTTTGCAGTAGCAGCTTCATTAACAGCAGCTTCAAATACTAGTGAAAGTTTACCCTTGAAGTCTTCGGATAGATCAAGACCTTCAAATAGTGAATCAAATGATTCTGAAGCGTCAACATCTTCTTTTACTTCTGCAGTAACACCAGAAGCAGCGCCAAGCTTATCAGCGGTTGCATCTACTGTTTTCTTTACGTCTGCACGACGTGGTTTGATAGCGCCACCAACTGGGGTAACAGGATCAGGAACTTCTGCGCCCTTGACAACATCACCACCGCTGTGATCTGCTTTGAACTCTTGTAAATCTTGTTCTGACATTTTATTCTCCTTTTTATGGATTTAATTTAATCTCATAGTTTATTTATAAAAAAGTAAATTTATTTATCACTTTAAAGAAGCTATGAAGTTTTCAAATATTCTAAGAGCTTTTGCTTCACTAATAGGATTACGAGTGGTAACTTCCTTCTTAAGTTCCTTTACTGTTTCTTCCAATCTTTCCATTACTCTCCAATTACCTGATGCAATATCATAATAGTATTCGGTATTTTCCATAATACCGTTTACAAAGCAATTAGGACCTGATGGATCTGTAACAATATCAACAGTTGCAAGATGGAAGTCGTCTTGAACTTCCATGATACCCTGTTTTGTTGGCTTTACAGAACCAAGACCACGAGTAGAAACACCAACTTTTACACCTTCATCAATGAATGTCTTGACAATCTCACCCATTGGAGTAGAAAGGATCTTTGCCTTACCAACAAAGTTTGATCCGTCTCTTTTCATTTCGGTGATGAGGTGTGAAACTCTGTCGCCGTTAATTTGTGGTCCATTTGGGTGACCAAGTTCACCAAGTGCTCTCTTAGTTTTAATGAATTGATCATTGTAACGCTTCATTTCTTTTTCAAGAATTGCTGAAGGATAAATTCTTCCATTACGGTTTTGAATATCACCCTGCATGAAGATACCTTCAATGAAGAAGTTCTTCTTGCCACTTTCTGTTGCTTCGGTAAGTACCTCACAATCCTCATTAAAAACTTCGGTTATTAGTTTCATATCTTATTCCCTTTTTATTTTTATTTATAAAGATAATGAATCTCAGTTACTTATATGCAACAGGAGTGCATTTAATGACAGTATTTGCTTCAACCGTATCAGTTGTTCTTTTTTCCATAATTTCTACAAATCCAGCTGGCTGTGTCATAGAACCAATTACATTATTTGCCGAGTCTCTTACAATGATATAAGAATCACTTCCGGTTGGAGTATAAATTCTAAAAAGAACACAATCGTTGATTGTATCAGGTGTGGAAGATACTGAAACTTCTTCCGATGTAAGTTTTAAAACTATATCTACCATCTTAAAGCGCCTCTCTTGCAAAACCTAGAATTTCATTGAAACCGTCTTTATCGGTCATTGCAACCTTCATCATCTTTCTTGCATTTTCTGGTTTTAGCCCATCAATGAGTTGATTTAGAAGTTTTGCATCTTGTGGCTTTACTGAAACAGAAGAACCATCATCTAGTTTCAAAGAACCTGCTTTGAAAGCTTCATTTATATCTTCTTTTGCAAGTTGTCTTGTAGCACGATCAATACCGACAATGCGATTGTTTGCTTTTCTTCTGCCTTTATCTTCTAATTCACCGTGACGGTTTGCTGCACCGTAACTTGGTGCTCGACCTCTGGCAGAAGAATGCATTTCAACATCTTGACCTCTGCGATATGCATCAACTGAAGCTCTACGGATATAAGAACCAAGAGTTGACTTCTTAAGCTCGTCTATCTGTTTAACTTCTTCTTTCTTCATTTTTTGGTAAGCTTTTTCAATACCATCGATTCTCTTAGAAACTACTCTATTTGAAAGACCTGGAAGTCCTTTTCTAGCAGCTTGAAAGTCTTTGTCGAGTTGAGATGTTGCCTTATCACGATATGACTTGAGTGTAGAATTTGAAACTTCATCAAGTTCAACAGACTCAGTAGCAGGAACTCTTGCGGTTCCACCAATATTGTATGCTTTCTTTCCAGCAGTCTCAATTCCTTTTTCACGGGACTTCATCTTTTTAAACTGAGAAACGTTCTTTTCCATGTCTTTAAGAGGGAATGGCTTCATTACGTCTGCTTTACGTTCTCTGTTATCAGGAACAGCTTTGCGTATATATGAGCGAGCAAGATCACGTGAAATTTCATCAATCTGTTCTGCTTCTTCTGTAGCATAAACATTTGGTCTCTTGGCTTTAGCACTTGAACCTAGTTTTTCAAAATCTCTGTCCATGCTATCATGGTGTGATTTACTTAATTTATCAATTGATAAATGACCATATTTGGAACGCTTTGATTGAGTTTTTTCGTCCCCTTTAATATTTGCCATATAGTGAGATTTTGCAGCTTTTTGGCGGTATCTGTCGATTAAATCCTTTGAAATTTCATCAATCTGTGATTCTTTGGTTTTTCCAGCATAAACCTTAAGGCCCCTGCCATCACCAAGAGTTACATTTTCTTTCTTTGAAGCATTTGATTTCTTGTAGCGCTGATGTGATTCTTCTTCATCATAATCACCACCAGCAGCAGTTACAGAACCAAAGCCTTCTTTGATTTTTGCTCTAATTGAAGCAGAAATTGCCTTGCGACGAGCATGAAGATACTTGTCACTCTTGTTTACCTTGCCGTCATTGTTGATGTCATCATCTTCTTGTCCAACAGGGTCCATTGCTTCATTCTTTTCAATTCCCTTGGCAATCTTATGTGCAAGCTTAATTGTTTTCTTGGAAAGAGGTGGTTCATCACCAGTTGACTTCATAGCCTGTGCCATTCCAACTGCATATGGTTGAGAAACTTTTTCATCCATCTTGCCCTTTCCTGCAAAAGTCTTTGCAGCAGCTTTTGACATTGTAACAGGATATTTCTTTCCACCAAATGCAAAGTGCTTTTTACCAGCCGCATGTGCATTAGCAGCAGCTGTATGGAAAGCATTCTTTTCAGTTGCAAGAATTTCTTCTGGAATTACAAAGACTTGTTCATCAATCTTGTGTTGCTTAATTTGTGCATGTCTGCGATACTTATACTGTGCATCAGTCATGTCAGTATCACCATCATTGTCAACATCATTATCTTCTTGACCTGGAAGATCTCTCTTAAGTGTCACACCTTCATAAACAGCCTCGTCGTCTGGTCTTTGATAATCAGCAAGGCGCTTGTTTTTGCGGTATCTTTTCATACCATCAATATCATCTTTGTCAACGTTACCTGAAAATGTACTTTCAGGTGCTGCTGTAAGGTCAATAGGATCTATTACATGCTTTTCTTTGAAGTTTAGTTCATCTTCTGAGTTTGGCTGTGCAACCTCTGATAAGATTTTACTGAAAGTTTTCATTTTTGAGCCCTTTTTGAAAAATTGGTAAGATTTTTTCTATTTATAACGGTTAAACCTTCCTCAGTAGGCTGATCAGGTTGTTCAGGTTGTGAAGGAGCTTGTGTGTCACCTGGAGTATCTTGCGGCACTTCATCAACAGGTGGTTCTTCTTTTGCTTCCTTCTCCATCTGTTTCTTCATATCTTTCCATTCATCTTCTGGCATATAAAGAACATGCTTAACAACCCAGTCACGTGAGAAGTATTTTCCGATTTGATCTTCAATTTGACGAAGAGTTTCAAGTTTTTCACGGAGGATTTCAGCTTCCTTTAGTTCCTCGAAATAGTTGTCCTTCATAAAGTCATAACGGATCTTATTCTGGATTTCTTTCCATTCATCAGGAGTGATAATACCCTTCAAGACAAGTTGTCTTTCTAGACATCTATCAAATAGAATGGAAAATCTTGTGCGCAGTCTCTTAATGAATTTAGCAAACTTCAATTCTTCACGAGTGACTTCTGACATTCGACCGAATGAATACATTGTTTCTGGTTGAAGTCTTGCAACAGGAACGTTAAGTGATTTGTATAGTTTTGTCTGGAAATATGGAAGATTTCTATCTTCACCTAGGCCCTGACCAGCATTCAATGTTGTCACTTCAGTAGCATTATTGCCTTCTCTTCTTGGGAACCAATAATCTTCTGTCATGGTCATCATTTTTCTATCATCTTTGATTTCACCAGATGATGGATCATATGTTACTCTATTCTTGTGACGAGCCATCATATCATGAAGATATTGTTCGGCTTTTGCCTTTGGCAAGTTACCAACGTCAACATAGAAGATACGACGTTCTGGTGCTCGTGTCATAGTATAGATGATTGTCGCATCTTCCAAGATACGAAGCTGGTTAAGAGACTTGATTGACTTGTGAAGGTGTGAAAGAACTACAGAGTTATTCTCATTCAAGAGACCTGAAGTCACTCTGATGATAGAGTCCTTTGCAATCTTTAGCCCTTGTATAGATGAAGAATAATTTGATACTTTATTTGCACCAAAACCAGTCTCAGAATACATGTAGTATTCTTTCTTGATCTTTTTCACTAGAGCATTACTTGCTTGATCTTTGATTTGTTCATTTTGCATTTCACGGATAAGACGGATCTTTCTTGGATCCAAATAACGAAGTTCTTTGATACCTTGCTTTAAATTCTTTTCATCTATAATGACGTGATAATTTAGTCGTCCATCAACATAGAACTTATAGAATATTTCATATGCACTATTAGAAAAGTCCAGTAGACCTAAAATATTCTGAAATTCTTCACTGATTTTATCTTTGACTTTATCAGAAAGATCAGTTTCATCAAGAATTATGTTGACAACCTTATCATGCGAGTCAACACTTATAGCTTCATTTACAATTTCATCAACAGCTTGCTGTATTTCTGGGTTTACAGTTAATGCTCTATAACGAGTAACGAGTTCAGCTTCAGACTTTGCAGTACCTTCAAGATCCAAAAGCATCCCGTAGGAGCCACCAACGGCACCTCCTACGGTTAAAGCTCCATCGTCATTTAAAGGTTCAGCAAAAGATACTGGCTGATTCTTTACTTCATCTTCTGATCGCTTGATCTCGAAGCCAAAAAGTTTCATATTATATTCCTTCTAATAAATTACGTGGTAGAATTACCAGTAACTCCGCCGGATATTCTCCAAAGATCATATTCAAAAGTTACACCAAATTCTTCAATTGTATCTTGATCCTGCCAAGAAAGTGCAATCGGAGAGATTGTGGTTGGGAAGAGACCTTCAAATGTATATTCTCTCAATACGGTACCATCTTTACCGTATTGAGTGACTTGGGCCTGTGCCTTATAATCAAATGGTGCTGATCTGAAGTTTGTAATGTGAGTGTTAATTGCGTTTGACCAAGCTTCCATTGCATTACGAACTGCAAAGTCTTCGTCATTTATAATTGTAACATCCCATGCACCAAACTGTCTGTCACCAGCATATTTGATTATTCTTCCAAAATATGGAACAGGAATAACACCTGTTGTGGATTCTGGAATAGCAGCAGCTTTTACCATGAAAGGTATCTTAAAATCAGCAACACCTAGAATTGGGTTTGTGATTTGTACTTGGAAGAGGGCGCTACGTGCACCCCCTCCTACTAGTTGTGATTTAAATTCATTGATACTGAATGCCATATTTGAAACTCCTTGTTATATCTTTATTTATTAAAGAGCCTGGCCGATAATTTCATCAAACTCGACACCTGTTCTTGTAGCAACAAATGTTAGTTCAATGAAGTTAATGGTTCTGGAAGGTTTAATGAAGATGTTGCCTCTGAATGCATTTCTATCAATTACATCAGGTGTGTTGATGCTGGAATCAGAAATTACTCTAAAGTCAATGATACCTCTTCTACCCTGAATATCACGCAGGAATGGCTCTACAGAGTTTCTGAACTGTGTCTGAGTAAACTCATCATTGAAGTCAAATAGGA